GATGATGGTGATCTCACCCCTATTAGGTAGGTGGTCATTATTTATCTGAGTCTTTAGCCTATGGCAGTTAGCGCATAGGGTCATTAGGTTAGTTAGATCATCATTGTTATGGTTGCCATCTATATGATCAACATCTAACTGGACTGCATGTATAGCCTTAAATCCACATTCTTCACAGTAATCCTTCTTATGTAAGCGATATCCGTTATCCCTACATTTCCAGCAATAACGATCCCATAACCTTGATCCTGATTTAGTTCTACCGTTATTGCGGCAAGGTTGGCCGCATTTACATAGCGGTCTAATTCCGGATCTTGGCATTACATTCACACTTACCACGACATAACCAACATTCCATTATTGCCAACCTCTAGTCTTTAGATGATGTAGTGCGGCGCAGTAGTTAGGGATATCAGGATTATTCTTATCGAATGAATATCTACTAGCAACATAGTACCAATATGTATAGAACTGGTAATCGTAAGGCTTGCCTTTAACATGATCGCTCTTTATTTGATAATAACCATGAGTCTGCTTAGTACCGGACTTATTACCTATGGCTTTTAAGTTCCAAGAACTTTCTCGATGAACGATCTCGTTATGGCATTTGTATTGGTTATCCGGTAACTGGTAGTTAGCCAATTCTTTTAATGCTTTATTAGGCACTATTGAAGCCTCTAATCTAGGCATAAGTGCCATAGATAGAGTTATCCCAATAACAACGGCTAACTCGCGCGCTACGCCTTTCAGGCGCGCGTTGAAGCCTTGATGGCTTCTAGCCGATAGTGTACCGAACACACTCTGCATTTCAGAGAAAGTCCTGCTCAAACGGCGTGGCGCATTACTTGGAGTCCGTAGAATAGAAACCACTCCCCTTAAATTGAATACCGAAAGATGAATAAATCTTGCGCATTGGTTCATGGCAAAACCCACATTCAACATCATGAGGCTCGTTCATCTTTAACTCTTTGTCGTATCTCAAGTTACTTTCGCAAAGATCATTCGTACACTCGAACTCGTAAATAGGCATTACTTAGCGACTCCATGAACTGTCTGGATATGATTTAGCAACACTCTGCTAACTCCTGCTTGGCCACCTAGATAGTCATAAGCCCCTATTAGTGAGAAGCCGCAATAGCAGGTGTGCATAGCCTTTGGAAGTTCGTTATCCATTACTGATCCTCACATGATTTACATTGACCGGTGAAAGTCCATTCACCACAACCGTTACATCGCTTGATGTCTGCATCTGTTAACGCATGACCGAAATCGTCATAACCTGCCTTACGCATGAGATCGACCAGATCAGATAACCGCATGAACGCTAGGTAATTCCCCACTTGCTCACCTTGTCCATTTAGTCGACTTACAACTAAAGGAGTTTCCCCACTCCCTGTTGCTCGCTTTACTGTCTGGTCGATCCATGCTTTAGGCGAAAAGGTGCTACGGGCTTTGACTTCTATATCAAAGTACGGAACCCCAGTAACATCGCTTCCCGACCTACCTGCACCCGTTGCAAGAGCATAAGGCCAACCATTCTCACTAAAGTATTGCGCTACTAACCTTTCGGTCTTATAGCCTCGATGCTTACGGCTTTGAGTCATTAACTGCGTGGCACTTCTTGCATGACCATGTAATGGCAGTACCGGCAACCCAGAACGCTAACTCTTCTTTAGGTACAGGCTCATTACAGAGATGGCAGATAATTCTTACCTGCATAGCGTTTATTAGTTCTGCGTGTTTAGCCTTTTCAGCCAATACATCATCTGGCGGGAAGTTCTCCCATTCGCCATCTTGGTTCATAAACTGCAGAGCGCTCATGCTTTAGCCTCCTGTGGTTTCCAAGTTCCATCTGCTGAGATGTTGTACCAGATTACATCGCGGCATACATAGCAGTCGAACTTGCCCCAAGGTTTATTATTCTTGGCGCTAACTCCTGTTTTCCAACTCATAGGCTTATGATCGTGGCAGTTGCGACATAGTGGAATGTCTTTATCTATCTTTACAGCACCAAGTACATCTTGAACTAAGGCTACTGCTTCTGCTGCTGTCGGCGTAGGTGCAACGGCCTTAACTGTCCAAGGATCATCTTCTGCTGGCATTGTGATTTTGTCTGCTAACTTCTCAGCGAACGGCTTAGGTTCTGCTGCTTTGACTTTAGACATCTCTTCGCGGCTAGGGCGTTTGCCTTTCGTAACATAACCTGCGTTAGCCAATGCACGACCGATCGCACTCGTTTCGCAGTTTTCAAGCGCCGATGTAGAGTTAACTCCACGCGTGGAGACAGTCTCTTCTGCATAGCCAGTTGTCCAAGCCTGTGCATCTGCTTCAGTTCGAAACACAGAAGCCTGAACAATAAATCGCTGCAGCGTTGACTCAACCAAAGTAGTGCTAATTCGACCATCTGGGTAATCCTTCCAGAACTTAGTTAGGCGTTCTTCTACTGTCTCGTAATCTTCTAAATTAAACATAGAGTTCGTTCCCTTCGGTGCTTAGTTGTCCGGCGATGGCGAGATAACTGCAAGCATCTGTCCATGTGTCGATCTGTTGGCTGTCCTCGATGGATCGGCCGACTTTGACGAGTGCGAGAATGACTGCAACTTGATAATCCTCAACCGGCATTTCCAGATAGGCGCTGATGAGCCTTGCTGCTCTTGCCATATTATCGCTTGGGTGGCCGTAATGCAGCCCTCGCTCTCGATATAAGTCTGTAGCACTTTGTAAGATTTCACCATGTTTCATGCTCTCACCTTACTAGCCTGCTCGACCTGTTGGCGAACGGCTCTCCGACCATCTGTGTAGCCGGCATTAACTCCAAGCGTGTAGAACCACACGCAACTGGCGAACCAACCAAGCATTAAGAAAGCGATATTTAATGCGCTCATCGTGACCACTCCACGCTCTGATAAGTTGTAGTAATGCACCATTGGCCTGTGGCCTCATCTTGAATAATCGCGAAATCCTCATCTAGTTTCTTAAGGATATTGCGTGCAGCCATTAGGCTTACATAGTTTTCATACCAGTAGATGTACTTATGGTTAAAATCGAATGTGCCAGATGATGAAATAAATCGTTCGTCTTTTACTTGCTCGCCCCATATATCAAGAGTCCATTCCATTGAGGTTTCATGCAGGCGCTCAAAATCCTGTGCGCTCATAGTTATGGTTTTCATTATGCCACCGCCTTATGAGCCTTAAACTGACTTTTAATAAAATCTTTATTTCCACGCACATCGCCTCGCCGAGTAACCATATTCAAGAACTCGTTAAAGTTACCGCAAGTGCATTTGCCAGCCACATAGTAATGATTACGACCGCCGGTGAGAATTAAACTGTGTTTCATAGTCTTTGCCCTTTCATTTCCGCAAGCCCTTCTTGCTTCCATGAGTAGAACGATACGCCTGTTCTAGCGCTTGTCTAGCATATTTTGATAACGAAACGGTAACAATTCTCCATCGTCCATGGCATCGTCTATTGTGCGCTTGATGTCGTTATCGAGATCGTCCATAGCGCCGACCATTAACCACGAAGGTTCCGTCTTTCTCAAGGTTAATAAGCGTGACTTGAGTATCTTCAACGATAATAAACGCCTGCTGCCAGTTCATCGTGCCTCGCGTGTAGCCCGCCAAGCGTGGATCCATTAAGTGGCCACCTTCTACGCCTCTGATGATGCGCCCTATTTTGCCCCCTGAAGCCTCTGTAAAGGCCGATACCCCTGCTCTGTGAGTGTGACCACAGACCACGCTTAAACCATGCCTACGAGCCGCCCCAAGCGCTGTAAGACCCGCGTTGTTGTTGATGGCCTGTTCATCTCCATGAACTGCTACCCAACCCTTAGTAAAGGCGTAAGGCTTCTTATGATAGGTGATCCCTAGTTCGTCTAAGCGCATGAACCGTTCGAAGCGTAACTCAGGCAAAGCCAAGAACGCAGGGATCTTCTTCATAATCACATTGTAAAGACGGTCTGTGTGATTACTTCTGATCATGTGGGCTTCTTTAGCGTGTTCGACTAAAGACCAGAGAACCTCAACTGCCTGATCTCGATCATCGGCTAGGGTCTGTTCGTACCAGCCTGCTGTGCCTTCTGTCCAACGGCTGATCTGTGGGAGGTCGATTTCATCTCCCAGAGTAATAACGCTATCGGGGCGGTAAGCCTTAATAAAACTTGCAACATTCTTTACAGCAACTTCATCGTGATATGGAACCTGTAGATCTGGAACGATTACAGTTCTTTTCATGCTTAATCCTCGTCATCGTCATCGTCATAAGGGATACGGTCTGGGAGTTGTGGAAGCCAATTAGGTGCGGGAAGGATAGTTGCCGGATAAGTAGCAGGCTCTAGAAGTATTGCTAGGGATAACTCAACGCTGAAGCCTGATCGTCTAAGCGATTTATAGTATTCATTTAGCCCGATGCAGTACTGATCGAGCATAGAGTAAGCCTCTAAGTCGATAGCCTTCTTGCGAGCCATAGGATTATTGTCGCTCTAAAAGTATGTTGTAGATCTCATCGACACGCCCATTAAGTCTTTTGATCTCCGACAGTAAGTGCGTGATCACATAGCCCGCTAATCCACCCACTATCGCAAGCGTGGCAATATAAAGATTTAAGTAGTCTGTTGGAGTCATCGTTTAGGAGTCGCATATCCAAATACTCCAGCAAGGATAGCCCAAAGAATAGATCGGTAATCTGCTGCGAAGTTAGATGCAGCCCAAGCCGATAAGAACGCGCCGGCGGTTAGGACTAAAGGGTTTTTCATATTCATGCTGTGCCTCCTAGTAGCGGGATATTAAAGAACGAACCATCTTGATCACCTTTGATACTGAACGAGATATGGAGATGATGGCGATGCTTGTTAATCCCAGTATAAGTTCGCCAGCGCCAAGCGCTCTTGGCTGAACAGATCTTGGCATCAAAGATGATGTATTTAATTCGCTTGTCGGTCTTGGCGAGTCTGCGAAGTTGATCAGCAATATCGGGCATGAGGTCGGGCTTTGCTTTACCAGATACATCTCGATCGACATCAAGGGCGCGAACAATAAACCCAGTCGATGGATCAGGAATGTGGTCGCTAGTACCTGCTGCACTATGACGGGCATCGGCGATCCAGCCATCGGAAGTGCGATCGCGGTCTGGGAACGAGTCATCGAATTGCTCTCGTAACTGTTGACCGGCTTTGCATAATTTAGCCTTCAACCCAGTCACCTAGGCTTTCGTTCCATTCGTATTTAATTCCGTCTGTTGGATAAGGCTTAGGCGCTTTCCAAGTTGCATCTAAATTAGATAACTTCCAAGATGCGTAAGGTGCAGGAGATATAAAAGCACCAGCCTCACCATAGTTAGGATCGAATGTATAGCCAATTCCTGCATAGTTATAGCGATAAGGAGTTCCACCTAATTCATGAACATTAGCCTTAGTGTTGTAAGAAGTTCTACGCCAAGTTAATCCTGTATCGGCTTCAAGTGCTGCTTCGAGATCATCACCTGTTGCAGGGATTACATTTACAACGACATTATTTTCATCTAGTTGTGCATAGTGAGCCATTAGAAAGTTACCGTTCCTGTTCCGCCAGTAAAGCGATAAACGCGGTATCCGCTACGAGTTGGTTGATCATAAGTAAGACCGCCACCAATACTTGTTAGCGCTGCGAAAGTATCTGGATAAGCGATAACGACAATTCCCGATCCACCATTTCCGCCAGTTTGAGTGCCAGTACAGCAGAAACCACCGCCGCCGCCACCGCCTTGGTTTGTGCCACCTGCGCCTGCTACTCCGCTAGTTGCCGCACCCGCACCGCCACCGCCTGCGCCGCCAGCGCCTGCTGTTCCACCAGACTCGCAACCCGCGCCACCGCCGCCGCCTCTAGTAACTGATGATCCAGTAATTGAAGATGCACTTCCTGCACCGCCTGAACCGCCTAGTCCACCTGCGCCAGTACCGCCTACAGCACTAGCGCCACCGCCACCGCCACCTGCGCCATTCCCCGGCACATAAGCAGAAGTTCCGCCGCCGTAACCTTCTACTGGAGAATATGAACCAGCGTTACCTGAACCGCCTGCAATAGTTTCGTTACCGTTAGCACCGCCGCCAGAACCACCATTACTGCCGCCGCGTGTACCGCCAACATAGTTGCCGCCTTTACCGCCGCCAGTTGATGTATAACCAAAGCCAACTGAGTTAGCACCATCAGTAGGTACGGCACCGCTAAATACTCCACCAGTTCCGCCCGCACCAACTGTGACGGTAAAAGAACTGCTAGGCGTAAAAGTTAAACCTGAAAAACTACGATAACCGCCTGCGCCGCCGCCGCCACCTACGCGAGCGCCGCCGCCACCGCCGCCTGCAACGACGAGCAATTCGGCATTAGTTATCCCTGAAATTGGCTGCGCTAGAGCAGCCGCAACGATATTAGCGATCATTATGCGATCGCACCGCAAATTACCCAAGAGTCGGTTGCGATTTTAATGCAAGCAGCAGACTTCCATTGGGCTAAAGTAGGTGCAGCGCTTACTGCGCCTGCGCTTGTTACTGTGGTTGTACCGCTAGTAACGGCTGAAATTGTGCAAGTGCCAGCGCCGATGTTAAGAACTGTAATTACTGTGCCAACTGGGAACGCAACAGAAGCGTTAGTCGGTATCTTAAAGGCAATAGCAGTTGCTTTATTCATTAGTTCTAAAGTCTGGTATTGGTCGTTTAGTACTGCTGTGTAATCGCCTGTATTGGTCGCAGTTGTAAAGTTAACCAAGCCATTGTACATAGCCGCGCTAAGGACATCGCCTGTCGCTGATGGGAAGCCTGTTGCCATTTATATTCTCCTAGTACGCCATTATGTTAGTGCCGATTATACCTGATGTAGTCGACCCGATTATGAAACCCTCGACCAAATTTTCGAGAGTAGTTACGGTGCATTTCATAGTGTTTGGCGTGATTTCCCATGAAAGCCCCTGAGCCTGTAGAACTTTAACGATGGTCGAACCATCGGGTTGTTCGTTGGTTATCCGTAAATTAGAGAAGTAATCCAGACCGAGCATTGTCGCAGTTGGTACATCTGGATCCAGAAGATCAACCGTCATGTTATCTATTCTGATGCTTGTTTCTGCTCTAGATGCGACATAGATCTTGGCTATGTTTAGCGTGTCTGTGTCTGTCTGGGCTACTAGGTTGGCTTCGTTTAATTGGTGAGAGAAGTACTTGGCAATAGATGCTGCGTTCTCCGATACCATCTGAGTTCCGCCTACGCGAGTCATTCCGGCTGAGTTAATAATTAACTTATCATCGAAGGCGAAAGTAAGGTTGCTGTAAGGGATACCAGTAGTTTGATTAAACTCGATCGGAGTCTGTCCAGCCTTCTTAATTACATTAGTGCGGTTTAAGAATATGGCTGTGCCTTCTGGGTTTAGATAGAACGCGCCCTGTTCGGAGAACTCGCAGTTCTTCAACGCATCGAGTGAAGTACGCGAAGTGGCAGGATCGGCTACACAGGTGGTGTTGCCGGTGTCGATCGTGCGCATCGAAGCAGGCCATTGGACTTGATCAAGGATCTTGTTTATTCGTGTGCCGGTATCTTGTCCAGCAGTAGCGCCAGCGACTGTAGTAATGCCAGCCTGCTGCATGAGTCTAAAGGCATCGGTGCAGATAATGTCGACATAAGCAGTCTCTTGCCCCTGTGGGTAGTAATACTTATAGTCGACTGTATAACCACTAAAAAGAAAGTAGCCGACTCCATCTTTAGTTGCTGAGATACGCAACTTGCGTAGTGGAGTTAAGAAGCCAAAGTAAGGGCTTAATGTGTTCTGTGGGTTAAAGTAAGAGTTAGGATCCATAACACGAACGGTTGCTGTGCCAGCCTCGTAGGTGTCGCGCACGATGTTACGACCGCGCTTAATCGAGATCGAGCGAACATCTGGCGTAAGATCAACCGTAGGTTCTGGCGTAGTAGTTGAGGCTAAAGTGCCAACGCCTAGAACTCCGTACTTCTCATCGCCAATAGTGAAGGGATAGCCGAAGGTAGCGCCAGAAGTAAAGTCGAAAGAGACAGCGATCTGTGCTGGTAATGCCATTATCTAAAAGTACTTTGCAAGCGTTCCATCTGAATGATCTTGCCAGATAGATAGTTGTTAGTCTGAACATTACTTACTGCACCGGTGATCTCTTGTCCGTCTAGCATTACGCTTACATTGACCACAGGAGTCGAACCGTACAGTCCGCCAGATAATCCTTGCTCGAATTGTTGTCTGCCAGTTAGTTTTGGAATGTCTGGCATATTACCGGTGCGTGGGTCGAATGGTGCGTTGCCCTGAAAGTCTGGATAAGGGCTACCTGTGACGGCTGGAACTAGAGGCGCAATAGGTTTGATCTCAGCGATCTTTCTTACTTGCTCTTCGATCTTGTTTAAGTAAGACTCCCAAAGTTCGAAAGGGTTCTTGGCATCTGGGAAGTTGGCAAAGTATCGGGCAAGTTCTTCGGTTAAGCCCTGAGCCTTAGCAACCTCATAAGCCAACTTAGATGCTTCGTCGGCGTTGCCGGTAAGGATCGCCATCTGCAATTCAAGGCGCTTACGCTCTTCGTCTGTGATCTTGCCTTTAAGTGCTGCAACGATTTGGATTTGATCCATGTCGAATAGGTTGCCTGCCTTCTTTAATGCAGCAGCCTTCTTCTCTTCGTCTGTTTTCTTCTTGGCTAACTTAGCAAGTTCTTGGGCGCGCTTCTTAGCGGCTGCTTCCATCTTGGCAAGAGCGGCAGCCTTTTCTTTCTCGCTTAACAGATCCGCCTTACGCTGTAGTTTCTCCTGCTGAAGTCTTTGGGCTGCGCCGGCATCAACGAATACTTGGCCAGTCTGCTTATATACCTGCTTGCCTATAAAGGAGATAATCTGTAGCAACTGCTTGATAATTGGCATATTGGCAAGATCGCGCAAGCCAATAGCAAAGCCTCGGATAAAGTCTGCGATGCCGGTAGCGATGCCGGTAATCTTTGCAGCAAGATCAGTAATCGAAGCATCTCCTGCAAGTGTGCCTAGAGCATCGACTATGCCTTTACCGATGGCTTCTTTAGCGTTGTCGGCGGCCACCTTTAGAGTGTCCATCTTGCCTGCATAAGTTTCTAGATAGGCTGCGTTGCTACCTCTAAACTGTTCATTTAACTTTGCTTGGATTTCAGTAAAGGACATCGCGGCAAGTTCTGCTTTACTTAATCCTAGGTTGTATTTAACTAACCCGCGAGTATTGCCAATATAGGCCTTTGATAAATCGTCTGCGACCGTTACTAAATCAAAGCCTGAGCCTCGACTAATATCTATTGCATCGGTTAATAGTTTCTGCGAATTAGTTAACGAGCCTGTGGTGGTAAGCAAAGCCTGAAACGCAGGGCGCAAGGAGTCATCGAGAACCGAAGAAGTTGTCTCAAGATCGCCGATGAACTTAGCGATCTCTACATTGGCAAAGCCGATGCCTAGGTTATCTACAACCTTGGCTAACTTAGCGGCTGCTGCTTCATCTTCTGCAAAGGCTTTAACTGAGGCTTTACCAAAGGCTGTAACTGCTGCTACTGATAGGCCGATGCCTAGGGCTTTACCTAGACTCTTTACTGACTTAGAAAGTTTATCTGTTGACTTGTTAGCCTGATCAAAGGCCTTCTTACCCTTAAATTGGGTTAAAATATCTATAACTACATTGGCCATCAGATCACACTCGCGCTCTTATTTAGTTTATCTGCTGAGGTTTCGATCGCTTTGAGAACTGCCGGAACTGCTTTGCCGTTATTGTTACGCCATGACTTAAAGATTAAGCGACCTTTGCCTTGAGGTGAGTCGGTCATCGGAGTAAATCTAGGAGTGAACTTTCCACCTGAACTCTTACGGCCTGCAGTCTCATAGATAGCACCGGCAGCAGAACGGTTACGGATCTGCGCTAGAGCAACGAAGCCCTGACGGTTAGGCTTGGAAGGAGAAGTCTTATACCCGATGCCACGCTTAACTAGGCTTGCATCGTAGGCTACTCGTTCCCAAGCGCCCTTCTGCTTATCTACTGTCCAGCCTGAGATCATCTCTTCATTAGATGGCACGAAGCCTTTAGCATCTTTTGTAATTGGCTTTAAGATGCCAGCGATCTCTTTGCGAGTTTCTTTGGCTAGATCAGGTGCGAATTGACGAAGCGCCTTACGAAGTTCAAGTGCGCCTCTGACTTCTGTTGGCACGCTCTACCTCTTTCGCTTCGTCTCGTAGTGCCATGAGTAGCACCTTAAACATTGTGTGATCTAGTTCAATTATGGTTTGGGGCGAGAGTCCAGTACGCAGCGATAGTTTCGCTACGAGATAGTGAAAAGACTCTCGCGTTATGCCAAAGGGTCATCGTCTAGCACTTCCACGCTCTTGAGCGTTTCCATGAACGAGTCACCGAATGGCTTCGGCGCTTCACCTGCGCGACGGCTGCAACTCCAACATAAATAATAAATATAAGTCTGCATACCCTCTTCGACGATGGCTTTGTGAAAGCCTTTCTTGAAGTGAGTCTCGAACTCGTATTCTACCGCCGGCGTGACCTGATATTCAGCGACACGATCATCGGTATAAGTTACCTTGAGTTTAGCCATTGTTTGCCCCTTAGTTTGTTAGTTAATTACCAAGTACCTGTTGTTGCAACTACTGTCTTAGAGTTGCAAGTATAGGTGAGATCCAGCATCGCTTCATCTGCAACCGCGCCGTTAATGTCGGTTAGGTTGTCGATTAAAATTGTGCCGGTGTATAGCGGGTTGGTCGTTGAGATAGCCGCAGTAGTATCTTGGCAAGCCTTGAACGCTACTGTTGTGCCATAAGCAGCCTGAAGGGCTGCGCGTACTGAACCTGCGCCTGTTGCAGCGTTATCGTTCAGAAGTGAAATTGTGATGGTATCTGCTGAGAGTCCAGTAACGAATTGGTGTGAGTCCGATCCCATCGCGGTGACTTCGATCTGGTCTGCTGATCTCGCAAGAGAAAAAGCGGTCACATGGTCGCTGAAATCTACAGGTGTTGCGCCGAGTTTGAACCCGACTTTATTATTTAGAAAAATCGCCATGATTATTCCTCATCTTTCTTGGCTGTTGGTGTTGTTGGTTTTGGTGCTTCTTCTATCTGACCTATCTTCTTTAGAAAAGCCAGTTCTTGAGGTGTTAGATCAGACATATTAACTCCAGTTACTTAGAATTGAGACTTGCATCGAACAGGTTAAAAGATCGCCCGTTGCAGATGTAAGAACGCTAGGCGCGCTTACAGTACCTACATTATAGACGATAGAAGATGCGGCCAGAAGGTTAAACACAGATACCAGCCGATCTTCAATACCATTGAGATTTCCTTCGTTGTCCAGAAGCGGAACGAAGATGTTAACGAGAAAGTTAGCAAGAGGCGCAATAGTGTTATAACCGTTATTGCTTGGCGTAACATAAGGATCCGCAGGAGATACAACCACGCTGTTCGCAATAGGTGTAGCAGGCGGAAATGAGAAAGTACTCCAGAGCGAGTTATTAACTAACGCTGCTGCAAGTGTTCCGCGAAGAGTCGAGATGGCTGCCGGCATGGTCAACCGATCATTGAGTTAGGGGATAAATAATTTGCAATTAACCCTCTGACTCTTGCTACGAGTGTGTTCGACATAGTAAAGGGGCTTGGGGCGTATCCGTCAACCGTCATGCCCTGACCGCTTGGCGCTTGGCGTGCTTGCCAGATAGCGATCGAGATCATTAAAGATGCTTCTTGGATCGCTGGAACTGTTGAGTAATCTGTATAAGTAGTAGCAGCAACAGAACCATAAGGGTTAATTGGGTGATAAGTTTTAACCACATTAGCAGCGTGAGTTGTTGTAATTTCGATGCTTTTCTCACCTACGCCATTAACTGTCTTGCTGCCATTAAAATTACTGCCGCAACCTGCAACTGTAATTTGTTGCCCTACATAAAATACATCTTGAACATAATCATTAAAGTAAAGAACGCCGGCGGTGCCGTTGTTGCTGTGCGCTATTGCTGGAGTCGAGTTAGCCCATAGAAAAGGGATCAACACATTGTCGGCGGCATCGCAGACGGACTGCAACACAGAGTCTTGATACAGACTACCCACTCCAAGCGCGCTTCTTAATTCCGCTACGGTCGTGTAAGACATTTGATCTCCTTTCTAAAGACTGGAGGGGTAAAAGGGCATTACCCCTCCAGCGACTTAGTAACCTATTATGTAAGGTTGAACTTGCGAACGCCCTTACCTGACTTAGCAACATAAACTGCGAGATAGCCATAGAGTGCGATCTCAAGTTCACCTGTTGAAAGTACCTGAAGGCGAAGGTTTGTAACTGGGCTTTCCCAGACATATACAGAAGATGGTGCGATCAAGAACGCTGAGTTATCAACTACGCCAGATGCAGCGATGTTGTGATCAACGATCAAGTCTGTTCCAAGAACATTTCCGCGTGTTGATGATGCAACTCCTGCTGCGCCACCTGCGTTGTATGTTGCACCCTGTGCCGAGTAGAGAGCGCGACCTGTTGTGTCTGCGTATCCTGAGATAGCAGCCCATTGGTCTGTGTTAACTACCAACTTGTTAGCGAAGTCTCCGCCAGTTCCCTTGTATGCGGCTGCGCCTTCTACAGAGATGAATGACTGAAGCCCTGCTGCTGTTGCTGCAGTTGTAGCAGCAGTTGTACCTGATGAAATAAGTTCAGTAAGAACTGCTGTATCTGTTGCTTTCTCATAGGCTTTACGAAGTTCAGCCATTAAAAGTTCCATGAAACTTGGAGAACTGCGGTCGATGAGTTCCCAAGATATGCGGTTGAGGCCCGCGAACTTGTTAATCGAAACCGTATCATAAGCAGAAGTCATTCCGACATCTGTAACAGTTGCACCTTCATTAACATCTGCAACAGATGGTGCTGTGTCTGCAGAAGTTGCGTTTGTGTAAAGGCGTGGAACTGTAAAAGACATTCCTGAGTCGATAAGTGCGTTGCGAGTTACTGCATCGAATACTGGTCGGCCTGTGAATGTATCTGTAATGAATGAATTAAGGTGCTGTGGCAAAGTTAGGCCAGTATTTGTTGAAGTTGAGTCATCTGCTGCGCGAACTACGCGGCGAGAGTCATCGTCTCCAAGTGCTGACTTAATAGATGCTTCGAGATATTGTGCAGATGAAATCGGCGCTGTGCGCTCTTTTGCATATGCCGGTGCTGAAACAGTTGGGCGGGCGGCTTCAACAGCCGATGCCTCAACTTCTGGTGCTGCTACGGTGTCTGGAGTATTTTCCACGACCGCCTCGCTTTCTGTTGGTGTGTTTGGTTCAACAGGGAGTTCTACTTCCTCTGCTGCGATCTCTAGAACTTGAGCAGACTTAAAAGCCGGTTCAGTTACTAAAGAAACTTCTTTTAACTTCGCTGCTGTAACTACTGTGTGTCCAGAGCGAGATGGTGCAGATGCGATGATCTCCGCACCTACTGAAAGACCGCTAACGAGTCCTTCTTGCGCCATAACTAGCGCATCGTTACCGCCAGTTGAACGGCTTAACTTAAAGGTTGCATAGATGCCATCTGGTCGAACTGTTGCTGTAACCATGCGACCGATAGGCTTCTTAACATCGTGCTGAGATAGCAACTTGATCTTGGAAGGATCGTCGATCTCTATGCTACCGGCTTCGAATACAACGCCGCCTAAATTAGTATTGCCGATCTCGCCAGTACCCATAGGTACGATCTTGCCTGAGATTTCGCGGCGTTCTTCGCTGCACTCAATAGATGCAGCCTCGATGTATAGAGTTTCCATTAACTTATGCCTTCGCTTCCGTTAGGAGTTAAGTCCGTCATTTCCATAGCCTGTTCAGTTGTAATAAGTCCAAGAGTTAGCAACTTCTCAATAACTTGAAGTTCAACCATTGGATCTTCTTTTAAGAATGTGTCGAATACGCTAAAGCGAACCTCATGGTTAGCGGTCGAGATATCGTCCATTGAGAGGCGTGTCTGGATCGCTTGGATAAAAGGCTCGATGCTTAGTGCATAAAATTGCTTGCGTTCTTCGGTTACATTCGCATAAGTCATAGTCGTGTTCTGATCAGCGCTTAGATAATAAGCCGGAACATTCATAGCGCGAGCGATCTCAGTCGATAGGTTCTGAATAGCCTCGTTATACATCATGTCTTTAGGCGAGAACTGCGTGGACTGGAACTCCAAAGTTGAAGTGAGATAGGCGGTTGAATTGTTTTGGCGGCTTCGTTTCCAAGCGGCAAGAAGTCCTGAAACTTCAGCAGGTGGAAGATCCGCACCTGTATTCCGGAGTATTCCGGAACTCATTGGAGTCGCTGCACTTATCGAAGCGGCTTTGTTAATGTCGATAGCAGACTGAATAGTCTTACCAGCGCGTTCTAACACGCCTTCGTCTAAGCCTTGAATAGTTACAATATCGCTCATGTCGATCGGGTTAGCATCGACATAATACTGGGTAATCATTATGCCTTCGAGATCTGTTGTGAATGTAACGCGAGAGTTAGCGATCCACTCAAAGGCTGAAGGGCGGCCATCTTCTGCGTAACGCTCTGTAACGCGTAGATAAGCATTACCGTAGAACAGTAAAGAGTCTACGATCCAGTTAATGGTTACGAATGAAGGTTGGTTCTTAGACAGTTGGTTAATCCAACGCGGTGCAGCGATAACTTCGCCGGTGCGCTTGTTGTAATACTCAAGCGGGATAGAAGCAACGGTTCCACAGATTAGGTTGCGCGCTCTTGCAACAGATGGAACGGACATCGCATCTTTGCGTGATACTCGAAGAGTTAACGAGTTGTAAAGTGAAGGTAAGTTTTCGCCCATTACCTGTGGCGCTGCTTGCGCTTCGACGATTAGCGGCTTGCGCGAAAAGATACCCATAGGGTGCAATTATACACTAGATGTAGGTCATTCGATGTAGATAGCCGCTACCTGTTGTGGTTTCATTAACATCGAAACTACCATCGCAAGTGCAATAGGCGCACTTATATCGCCGGCAGATTTACGCTTTACAATACGCCAAGCCGAGTCATTAACTTTAGCGGCGCAGTTATTCATCTGTTGAATTAGGTTGGCTTGTCCATTGTGAACGACTTTGTGAGTCACTAATCCGTTTAAAAGATCACCGCAAGCCTGATAGAACTGCTGCCCTGAAATATCTTGCACGATGCAACCGGCATTGGATAACTTATCCGCGATCGACTGTGTGGCGTACTTGTCGAAGCAGATCTGGCGCGGCCTGTACTGATCAGCCCATGCTTTAATGTCGGCTGCGATCTTTAGATCATCGACTGAGACTGCACTATCCCAAGTCTGCAAGATGCCTACTCCTATCTTGCCATCGGGCAATATCTGACCAGCAACGAGCGAAGCATTACGCCTTGAAGGTGAGACATCGAAACCAAAGACTGTGTAGCCGCCAACTGGGATCTGTAGTTCGCTATCGCTAGTCTCTTCAAGTATTCCATGAGGCCAAGGACTGGATAAACTGTCGATCCATTGGCAAAGAGTTTCGGTGCGGGTATTTTCGATAGGAGAAGTTGCTATTGCTTCTTCAATGGCTTCTTCTGTGATCGTGTATCCAAGCGCAGGGTTAGCAAGCGCCCAAGCGGCTCGATCTGTAATCTTGCAATACTGTGGCGCAGAGTATTCGTAGAACCCAAAGGATTTAGGCGGGTTATCCAAAGCCCTTTCACGAAGTTGGTTTAACACAACCGAAAACGCATCTCCGGCATTACTCGTCAGTAGGACATGGCTATTGGCGTGAGCCCTCGTCACAGGCATGGCCGCGCGATACCCCTCTTCTGAGATTTCGCGTACTTCGTCAATATATAAAAGTCCGTTAATGCTACGGCCTCTGGAACCGTCTCTAGTTGCCGCCACGACATCTAACCGCGCCCCAGAGATCATCTCGATCGACTCGGTTCCGTTAGCGTGTCTGATCTGCTTAACCATTCCCTTAAAGTGATCGTTATTTTCAAGGGCATTGGCTACCTGTCTGAATGTCTCCAAGGCCATAGACCGGTTAGAGGACATGATCAGCACATCGGTATTCCACTTTAGAAGGTGAGTAAGGATCAACATTCGCGCTAAAAAAGTTTTGCCATTCTGGCGTGAAATCAAAAGTAAATTACTCTTCCGAACCCAGTTCCCTTTTCTGTCGATGACCAACATATCTTTAAGAACATGCTCTTGATATGGCAAAACTTTTTTAGCGCGAATGTTGATCCTTACTCACCTTCTAAAGTGGAATACCGATGTGCTGATCATGTCTTCTAACCGGTCTATTGCCTTGGAGACATTCAGACAGGTAGCCAATGCACTTGAAAATAACGAACACTTTAAGGGAATGT